TGAGATTGAAGGGTTATTTTCAGCAAATGCACCCCAATCAGTTGTGATTGTAGGCGTGCCACAGACTTGCGATTCTATGACTACATTGCCAAAGGGTTCTACATAGAGAGTTGGGGCAAAGGTGGCAATCGCACCGCCCATTAACTCAGCGCGTTGGGCAGGTCCTACTGATCCAACGAACTCACCGTATCCTGATTGCTCGCCAGGACCAGCCAAAATCAATCGCTTGCCTAATCTTTGGCAGACTTCTTGGGCAATTCGGTAGCCTTTTCGGTCAATTAAGCGACCAATAAACAGGTAATACTCACCGTTTTCATCGCCTAAACCATCGCCCATTGGGAACATTTCAGGTTCTAAATACCCTGGAATGACTGCATCATAGAACTGGCCATCGGCAGTAGTCGGGTTTTTCCACCCTGCATAGATTGAGTGCATCCAGGCATACGATTCAAAGACTCGAAACTTGGCAAACACACCGCCGTAGCCAACGCCAAACTCCACCGCAGTATGCGCTGGAAAGGCATCGGCAATTGGCTTTTGTGCGCTGCCGCCGATGAGGCAGATGAAGTCTTTTTGCTCAATCCGTTGGCCAATTTCTTCAATTGCCTTTGCATTGAACTTATCCCAAAACCAGCCATCAAAGGGGAACTGGGTGTAGTGAGGCACATCTTTAAGCGCCTTTGCACGATCTGATTCACTTACGCAGGTAATCAGCTCGGTAACGGGTGCATCAACAACCTCGCCCGCATATAAGAATACTTCGTGGCCTAGATTGTGCATCATTATGCAAAAGCGGCGCACCTTTTCAGTAAAGGCGCACCCGCTAAATTCGTGAATTACCTGTGTGTGTGGCAACGCCACGATATGAAAGCGCATTGATTCCCCCGAATCTGTTTAGAGCGTGTGTTGGTTTGCTTGAGCTGCAATCATTTCGTCATAAATTGACTTAGGCATTGAGGTAAATTCCCCGTTGCCACGGTCAATGATGGCGTGTTCATCTCCGTATGAATCAATTACATATTTAACATTTTCCATTTTACAACTCCGCACTAAATCCGATAAAGCCAGCAGCATTATTATTTTGTCTTAAAACACAAGGTCGGCCAACAGTTAAACCGCTTGCGGTAATTTCAAAACCTGAAAAGTTTGTTCCGCTATTAAGAGCAGAAACCGTGACCGCAGATAATGTGTATTGTGTATTTCCTGAATCAAACAATTGTAAATTGCCCCATTCGGCACTTGTTGGCGCAATTCGCATTGGTACAGGAAATTGAACCCCAAAAAGCGCAGTTGTTGTAGCAAATGTAACTCCACCTGTAGCAACAATTCCGTAATTACTTCCCGGTGTGTTTCTAAAATAGTACCGTTGACACAATGCCAACTCCCCGCCGATTGAGCCGCCAGCGCGGGCGAAGGGGGTAGCGACTGCGCCTTCCTCTAATTGGCAACCTGCAAGAGTAAATGTCACACCGCTGGCAATGTTCGCAGCCGTCAAAAACAAAATTCTCAAAGATAATGCAGAAGATGGAATTGCAAAAGACAAGGATTTGCGTGTCATTGTTGCAGTTGAAGTTACATCATTTGAGCCAGCCGTTGAAGTAATAGTTGTCCAAGTACCACTGGAAGGATTATCTGCAGCGGTTGAATAGTCAATACGCAAAGTAACATTGGCAGCGGTTGATGTTGCTATCCAAGCCGACAGGGTTACAGTTTTGCCCGCCAATTGATAACAATTTTTTGTTTCAATAGTTTGACCAAATACAGGTTGACTTGTACCTGTTGCAGTAGCTTTCATTGAGTATTGAAAATTAGTTGGCACAATTGTTGTTTCTTGAACAACGGATGCCGTGGCACCAATCCAAAACCATCTATCTGCAAGGTAAGCGAAATTGGCTGGCGTTGCTGCGTAACTGGTTCCTCTTTGCCAAATATCAAAAGCACCATTGATTAGCACATTCTTACCCGCAACAAACGGTGCCACCGCCCCGCCGAGGTTGTCTTGGGTATCGGCGGTGTCTCTAGCGCGGGTCATTAGTTGGCTCCAGGTTGTGTAGGAATCACGGCATCATCAGCGTTGCCGCCTTGTGCTGGTAAATCTCGCAATGCTTGGCGGTAGGTAGCCCATGCAGCTTTATCAACGGGCGCATCTGCAACCTGAGTCCAATCTGTTCGGCTTAATTCGTCATTTCGCCAAAGACGGATTTGCTCCCATTTTGCTTCATTGTGTGCGTCAGGAAACTTAGGATTAAATGTAAATGTCATTATGCCACCTCATACCAAAAATTAGCAGTTATTTTGTCGTTTGTTCCCCAAGTCATCGGAACACTTGAAGTAATTGTTGCATCTTTAAGATAAGTTCCAGCAGAGTTTTGTGCAAATAGCACTATTTCAGTTGTATTATTTAAATAAACTTTTCCATAGTATTCTGCAGTAACATAATCAAGTAGTAGTACCTCTCCGTTTGCATAAATTGCAGATTGGTTGCTTGTTACAGGTAAAGAAAAATACGGTGATGCACCAACTGTTGAAGTAGAACCTAGTGTAAAACTAAAAAACACAAAACAAACTTTACCAATTTGCGCATAGCGAGCAACTAAAGTGCCGTTTCCAAGTGTTAAATTTCCAAGTGTTGGTGTGTAAGAAGTCCAAGCACCAGACCATTCAACCCCATCTGCCTGAGCTGAATTTGCAGTAAGCACAAGACCATCCGCGCCCACACCCTGACGAACGACCACACCTGAACCTGTCGCAACAATCAGATCACCTTTTGTTGTCACAAGAGATGATGCGATAGCGCCAATGGCAGCGGGCGTGTGTGCGTGTGGCCCGATGCCTACAGGAATCCAGGTGTCAGTTGCTGAATCGTATGCAAACGCGGGGCGTGATGTCTCGCCGATTGTTGCCATTAGTTAGCTCCCTCAACACTTGGTGTGAAGTGTTCCGCTTGTCGGCGGTCGTATTCCTCTTTTGTCATTGAAGTAAATTCCTCGTTGCCGTGGTCAATAATGGCGTGAGTTTCTACTCTGCCTAATGTTTCAATTTCAATAAATGTGACATTTTCCATATTATAACTCCGCACTAAATCCTAGGTATCCAGTTGATACGCTACCATTATTCGAAAAAATATAACTGTTGTGTGCCGTAAGACCTGTTGTAACAATTGATAATACTGAAACATTTATTGTAGTTCTGGATGTAGAAAGAGTTATAGATGATGGTGTGTAATAAGCAATACCAGGACGGAGTAATGCAAGCGCGTTATAGTCAACTGATGTAGGAGCGATTCTCATTACTGAAGGATTTTGAATAATTGCTAATGCAGTTGTAGTATCGTAACTTAATGCAAAACTATAATTAGCATCTACGCTTCCTGGTGTATTTCTCCAGTAGTACCGCTGGCAAGCGTCTAATTCTCCTTGGATTGTGCCACCCGCTTTTGTGAATTGCGTTGCAATTGAACCTAATTCAAGTTGGACACCAGCCACATAAATTATATTAGAAGTTGCAAGAACTACATCTGAACCAATAACAATGCGTAATGATTGCGCGGTTGAAGGCACTGCAAAAGTATTTTGGATTCTAGTGTAACTAGTCGTGGTTGCTTTAGCATTTGTTGAAATAGTAGTCCAAGTTCCAGTTACAGAAACATCTTGAGAAGTAGAGTAATCAAGACGCACTAGAGCATTTGTTGAGCCAGAAGTTCTTACATAATAAGAAAGAGTTACTGTCTTGCCAGCAAATTGGATTGCATCTTTTGTCTCAATTGATTGCAATAGAACTGGCTGAGTGCTTCCAGTTGTAGCCATTTTGTAAGCATACAAAAAGCCTTCAGGAAGAACTGAAGTTTCTTGGCTTGATGTTGTTGTTCCACCCGATAGATACCAGCGGTCAGCGGTGTTGTAGCCCGCGCTTGTTGAAGTTGTACCACGTTGCCAAATGTCCATACCACCATTGATGCAAATGTTTTTGGCGGCAGCCTGTGAACCTTGATAGCGCAAGCCTGTTGAAGTGGAACTATCTGCTACAAGTGTCTCCCCGTTATTGCCCACGCTTGTGATCGCTGGTGTGTCGTTTGCACTGGCACCAATAATGTCACCTTTTGCGGCTACAAATGTTTTTGCAATAAAAGCTGCATTGGCAGCAGATTGTGTGTATGTATCTGCAGCAACAAATGTTGATGTTGTAATGATCTCAACATAATCGCCAACTGTTGTTGCAGTTGTCAGCGTGACTGTTGAGCCATCAGTTGCGGTGTAATCCACGGCGCGAACAAGAAGCACACCGTTGAGGTACACCTGCTCAAATCCGACTGTGTAGGCAAGGGTTAGGGCGTAATCATCAGCGCCAGTAATTGATGTGCCTGCGCTGACAACTGCCTTGCGCCAGCATTGTTCAAATACTGTTGTTGAAGTTGCATCTGTATCTAGCCATACTGATCCATTTGGCACCGCCGTTGGCATTGATGCTTGCGCAAATGCGGCAGCAGGGCCAGTAGCACCTGCAGGTCCTGTTGAACCTGTAGGTCCAGTTGCACCTGTTGCACCGTTTGTTCCTGCAGGACCAGTGGCACCAGTTGCACCAACAGGTCCAGTAGCACCAGCAGGTCCAGTTGGACCTGTAACACCATCTACACCTGCAGGTCCTGTTGCACCTATCGGTCCAGTTGCTCCAACAGGACCAGTAGCGCCAACACTGCCAGTGGCACCAATAGGGCCAGTAGGTCCAACATCTCCAGTTACTCCTTGTGGTCCAGTAGCACCAATAGGGCCAGTAGCACCGATTGGCCCTGTTACTCCAACATCACCCTGGATGCCTTGAATTCCTTGCGGTCCAGTTGCACCTGTAGCACCTGCAGGTCCAGTTGCACCTGTTGCACCATCTGCGCCGTTAGCACCACTTGCACCAACTGCACCTGTAGCACCAACTGCACCAGTGGCACCGACTGCGCCTGTTGCACCTACATCGCCTTGAACACCTTGTGGCCCTGTAGCGCCAATTGGCCCTGTCGGACCTACTGCGCCTGTTGCACCAATTGCACCTGCAGTTCCTGTTGCACCGACTGGTCCAGTAGCACCGATTGCGCCAGTTGGACCTATATCACCAGTTGCACCTGCAGGTCCAGTTGCACCTGTTGCACCTTGCGGGCCAGTCGCACCTGTAGCACCAGTTAAACCAGTTGCAATTGTGACAAGAACTAAAAGCTGAAAGTTTGTAAAGTTAGTTGTGCCAGTTCCACCTGATGAATCAAGAACTACTGGAACTTCAACATAGCCTGTTTGAATTGTAATCGCGCCAGTAATCTTAAACTTTTGAAAGTTTTGGCTTACATCGCGATCTTGAATAATAAGAAAATCATCTTGCTTTAATAATGCAAGCAAGAAATCAATATCATCGCCGTTATCGTCAAGGTGATCAATGTTGAGGCGAGTTGAATTTATTTGTGTTGCATTGCCCCAACGAATATCACCTGCACCTGGTCTGCCAGTTGTGCTTGAAGTATCGGCTGCATATTCAAAAATGCTTGCTGAGCCACCATCTGCACCTGCAGGCCCTGTTGCACCTGTCGGTCCTGGTGTTGTTGAGGCTGCACCTGTTGCGCCTGTAGCACCGATTGGACCAGTTGCACCTGTAGCACCAACTGCACCTGCATCACCAGTTGCACCTACTGCACCGCTTGCACCCGTAGCACCTGCAGGTCCAGTTGCACCAGTAGCACCAATTGCACCAGTAGGACCAGGAACGGTTGAATCAGCACCGCTTGCACCTGTTGCACCAATAGGACCTGTCAAACCTTGAACACCTGTAGCACCCGTTGCGCCAACTACACCTTGAATACCTTGAGGACCTGTTGCACCAACATCGCCCTGAATACCAGTAGCACCCGTTGCCCCAACTACGCCCTGAATTCCTTGAATTCCTTGAATACCTTGTGAACCTGTAGCACCTGTTGGACCTGCAATACCTGTTGCACCAGTAGCACCTGTAGCGCCAACAACACCTGTTGCACCAGTTGCACCGACTGGACCAGTTACACCCGTGGCACCAGTTACACCCGCAGGCCCTGTTGGACCTGCAGGCCCTGTTGGACCTGTAGCACCAGCAGCACCTTGCGGGCCTTGTGCATTAGAGATAGTGACATCAATATCTTCAGTGTTAATCGTTACAACGCTTGTGGCCATTATCGAGTCACCTCTGCAGAAATGTTAAGTTCACCTTGTAGTAAGCGAGTGACGATGCCACCGCTTGATTGTAATTCTAAGTCATAAACATACTCACCCTTTGGTAATAGGGCAGTTTGTGTTGCAGTCTGATCTAAGCTGATTGTGCCAGCAGCACCGCCAAGAGTAATTCCAGCACCTGTTGTAAGTGAGAGGATTGTGTCAGTTTCATCAACATCAATGCGTGCCTGTAGGCGGGCAGTGTAACCAGTAAGGTTCACTGCTACATTGTCAATTCTCCAAGTCATAAGAAGATTGAAAGTTGCGCCTTGCTCGATTGTGAAGTTGTATTCACCTGCCATTTAATTACTCCAAAAACTAGGGGTGGGTTACTTTGAGCCTCTGCCAAAATCTACGGCTGATGAATCTAGCCACTTGAGGATTGGACCTGCAGCGCCAGCAAGGGCTGCCATTCCTAGAGTTTTGAAATCAGTCTCGCCCGCAAGATAAAGGGCAATTGCTGCCGCTGCTGCTGCGCGAAACCAAGAAAGTGTGATTTGCTTGAATTGTTCCATTTGATTGCTCCCTTATTTCTTGCCGTGAACTTTGCAGCAAGTGCAAACTTCGGCTTTGTATGCTTTTTTAGCAGGAATCGGTACAATTTTAGCACCGATTTGTGTAATTATTTTGGGCTGATTAAGCCACCAAAACCAGGGTGATGTATCTGTTGCCATATCTTCCTTGATGGAAATGTGAAGATGCTTCGTGTGCTGATTTGAACCAGTGTATTTGCGGTTGCCTTCTTTGGCTCTTGCCTTTGACCAAATTTTGCCGTTGAAAATCAAGTAATCAACGCGCTTGTCCTCTTTTAGCTTTTCAAAGATTTCAACACAATCAATGCCACCTTTAGGGTCGTGGGTCAAGTCCACGGCTAGGCCAGTATTATGATCTGACTTTGGATTTTGAACCTGGTGGGCAGCCGATGGCAATAGGCCATCAGATAACTTCTTGCGCAATGGCCTCAAGGCGGTGGCCTGGCGTAGCACTGCCACTGCCGCTGGTTTTGCCTTCACTTCTTTGCCAATAGGTCAAGCACAATTTGCATTTGAGTTTCTAATCTTGAAACGGAATCCTTAAGCGAACTGCCCCCGTTGGGCTTGAGTTCGTTGAGGTAATGCTTTACAAGCCATCGAATTGCCCCTGCAAATCCACTTACGATTGCAATGATAGATACGATTAAGCCTGCCCAGTTTGCTGGTGTCATTTGCGCGGTTCTCCCGTTATGAGTTAGTTGATGCCTCAAGTGTTGCTTTGAGGATTGCAATTTCTTGTGCTTGGTTTCCAATGATTTCACGCATTGCCTTTAGCACTGCCTGAATGTCTATTTCTTTTTCCATTATTCCCCCTTGAGTGTGTCTATTTCAGCTTTAAGTTCTTTAATAAGTTGCAGCAGGAAAATTGGCAATTTTTCGTATGCAAAGTAATCAGGAACGCCTGTTGAGTCATATTGAATCAACTCATCTAGTCCTAGTTCTTGTGCTTCTTCAGCAATAAAACCATATTGAACGCTTTGTGCTTCATCTATGTCAGGGTTATATTTGAAAGTTTTAACATCAAGATTTAACAATGCGGCAGAATCTATTGAATAGGATTCAATTTCATGCTTCTTGCGGCGAGTAGATGCAGTAGTTCCATATAATCCCGAACTAGAGATTTGCATTGATCTGCCTGAAACGGCATTGCCGTATGTTGAAGCAACGCGTACATTGCCAGTTGAGGACAAGAACTCAAACTGTTGTGTGATTGCGCCGAATGTTGCACTGTTGGTAACGCTTAGATTTCCTAGAACGCCTGTGTTGCCGTTTAAGGCAGATGTGCCAGCGACAATCAAACGCTCACCTGTTACTGCGCCACCACCGATATTGGCGAATCCATAAAAGATTGTTGATGAGTTGCCACCAGTAATTGTTCCCGATGTTTGTATCACTAAGTTTGTGCTTGAGAATATGGAACTTGCTGAAAGGGTGAATCCACCAATTGTGCCTGATGTGGCAGTTAATACACCTGCACTTGTAACAGAAAATGTGCTGCCGTTGGTAAAGGTTGTGCCTGAGATAGCGCCACCAACAATGGTGCCAGCACCAACACCTACAAGCCCTGTTGAGCTAATTGAAAAACCATTGCTAACAGTTCCAAAGTAACCTGAAGTTGCGTTGATAGCACCTGTGATTGTTGCACCTGTTGCAGTCAATAAACCGCTTGCATCAATGATGGCATTGCCAGCAATGTTGAGTGTTCCACCTGTAATGGTTGCGCCTGTGACACTGCCTGAAAATACTGCTGCACCTGTTGATGCGCTTACAGAGAAAGTTGCAGTGCCACCTGAATTAAAACCAGCAAGGCCAGTTGAGTTGAGAACCACACGCGCACCACTTGATGCAGATGATCCTGAATAAACTGTGATGCCATTGGCTGCAATCGCAGTCATTTGATTTGAAGCATTAACAATTGTGTTTGCACTTGGTTGCAAAGAACCAATTGCTGCGCTATAGGCAGTTGCAGCATTGGCAAGAGCCGTATTAGCGGTGCTTTGGGCTGCGCCTGCAGTTGCTGCTGCTGCGTTGGCAGTTACTACTGCTGCTGCTGCTGCTGCATCTGCTGCTGCAACTTCAGCATCAAGTGCTGCTAGTTGTTCTGTGTTTGCGGGAAGAACTGGCACAACATTTGTAACAGTAAAATCTGCAGTTAAAGAAACTGTAATAGGGGTATTGGTAATTTGTGGACACAATGGCATCTTTTACCCCTAGATTGTAATTGAATATGGGTTGATGGCTGAAGTTGTGTAAGACACAAGCCAATTGTTTTGAGTAATAGTATGACCCATACCTTCAACCACAAGGTTCCATTGAATAGTGCGACCATCATAGGTTGTGCGTACAACGCTTACCTGATCTGCCAATTCTGTTGCTAAAAAGTCAGGATAAAGCAAGCCATAAGTGCCAACTGACAAAGCATTAAAATCAATGCGCTCCACATAGGTATCAGGTGTTGCATTTTTGCGTGACTCGTACAAAGCTAAATTCTGAGCATTTGAATCGGTGGCAACTGGCGCATCAAGAACAGTTTTAGCAATTCCATAAGCGCTAACACTAGGATTATATTGTGATGTGTATTGCTTAGTTGTATTGGTACGGCTAATAACTGCCTGATTTACTACATAGTAAGTGCCAGGGTTAGTCAAAAGTTGCATATAACTAACAGTATTGCTTGCCTGATTGTCAGTAAAAAGTAATTGAGTTGGTCGGCTGAACTTATCGGCTAACGGCACAAGAGTTGCAACACCGCTGCGTGAGATGTAGAAACGCCCGGCAATAGCATCAACTGCCTGGTAGATGAGCGCCATACAAGAGCGATTTTGAACGGTTGCCAGCATACCGACAGTGCCAGTCAAAGAGCGTGAGGCCCCACTTGGCCAGCCCACAATATCGAGCATACGCCCAACGCGTGTGGCTGCAGTCTCGGCATTTGCTGCTGCTGCCAGTGCTGGTGCCTGGGCATCGGCGATGTAGGCAATCCCATCAACAAAAGTCATTGTAGATGTAGGTGCTTCGCCCTGATCAACTTTAGTTTCTTCAAGAAAGCCGTAGTAAAGCGCGTATGAAGTGCCACCAATTGTGGCCATAACTCGCATTTGTAAGCCATCACGAAGGATGCTTGCACCTGAGACTACCCACGGACTAGATGCAGATGTGTTATCAGGGTCGTAATAACCGCTTGTGTTATTAAAAACAATAACTGAAATCCCGCTTTGATCTCGTTCACTTTGACGAGTGCGCCCACGGCGAATATCAATTTGAATAACATCGGTGGTTGTTGCTGAAGTCCAAGTTCCGCTTTTTAGAAATTGAACTGCTATCGAAGGTGTAGTTACTCCATCAAAGGCCGTCATAGTATGTCAAACGCTCCAGCGCTTCCAAAGCTACGGCGAGTTGTTCTTTCAATGCCGTTCACAATACTTGTTACAAGATTTTCTTGAGTGATTACTGAACCTGCATTGTTAACAATTACATTGACACCGCTTTTTGGCATATAGAGTTTGCCACCTTGACCAACTGCAAGAGCAGTTGAACCTGAAAGTGACTTTTGGCGGGCTAAGTTTTGGCGTACCGCTTCGGCAGTAATTGCATCTTGCAATTTCTTACTATCTTTTGTTGCTTTTGTTGCTTTATTAAGTCCAGCGGTAAAATCATCAAGAGCATTTGTAACAGGTGAGTAAGGAGTAATACTAAAATCACGATTATTAGTATTACCACGAGGACTAACTCCTTTTTTGCCACCAGCCACGGCATCGGGCTTCAACATATTGTTAACTGTATAAGCACCAAGCCCAACTGTTGCAAGTGCAGCGGCTCCTAATGCAATGCTTACACCTGATGTTGCAAATGCGTTTGCAATTGCTGCTCCAATTGCAGTTGTTTTTAATAACTTCATTACGCCAATAATTCCCTGGATTGCAGTAATAAAAGCGGCAATTCGACCAACAACAAACATTCCAGCAATTAGGGCTGCCATACTCTTAACAATGCCCATATTGTTTGCGCACCAGTCTGAAAAAGCGACTGCAGCAAATAATAACTTTACTGCAAAATCTGTTGCAAGTTGAAAGGAAGCAACAAGTTGCTTTTGATTTGTTTCAACAAAATCATTGATTGCAGGCAAAATCTTTGTAGTTACAACATTTGCAAACTTTTCCAAAACTGGAATTAGGGCATATCCTAATTTATCAAGAATTTGATTAAATGCTAATTGAAGTTTTATCAATCTAAATTCTAAAGTTTCTGCACGCTTTTCAGCCTGTCCTTTGAAAGTCGCTCCAAGAGATTTCAAAATTGCGTTAAGGTCTTTTGACTTTACCGCAGCGGCATCAAGCGGAACGCCAAGTTTTGTCAAAGCACCAACATTGCCACCAATGGCCTTTGCAAGCGCAATTGAAACTGCGCCTAAATCTTTTGTTGTGCCTGCAGAAATATCTAAAGCAAGAGACTGCAATTGTTGAGCAACTGTTACATCTTTAGTTGCCTGAGTCAAAATCTGCAAAGAAGGAATCAACTGATTGTTATCAACGCCAACTAATAATTCTAATTTGTCAAGGTAGGTAACAGTTGCTGCAATAGCTTCATCGGTTGCACCTGTTGTATTACGCAAGGCAGTAGCGAGGGCAATCTGTTGCTTTTGATCTTCTATTGCGCCTTGAACTGCATCCTTGCCAATTTTTGCCGCAAACGCTGCAGATGCAAGGGCAGCAACTCCAAATGCTTTTGCAGATTTCTTGGCAAATTTATCAATGTTTTTACCAAGTTTGTTAATATCTTTTTGAGCAGCCTTTGAGCCTTTATCAGAATACTGGGTGAGGATGCGGGCTACAACTGCGCCAACTGCCATTTATTTAGCTCGCTCTCCCTGTAGATGTTTCTGTAGATCGGTTTTTGCTTGTTCAAGCGCACGCGCTACATTTTCTTCAATTCTTGCTCTGTCTTTATCTACAACGCGCCATACTACACGCGAAGCCTTGCCGAATCTGTTGCCGATTGTTCGAAGAAATTGCTGACTTGAACCACCGCCAAATCCTGCCTTACTTTTACGGCCAGCCGTTTCAAAGATTGCACCTGCTGCAGACTTATTAAGCAATGCACCAGCACTTGTTGTGTAATCACCACGAACTTTGCCCTGGGCTTTTGTTTTAGTGATTTTTGATTTAATTTCGCCAGCGTTCCACCCAGGCCAACCAGCACCACCGCGAGTGGTTTTGCGGGGTTTAGCCGCATCGGATTTACTCCAACCACTCATCGGCGGTTCTTCGCTGATTAAACCTTTAGCATCACGCTCTGCGCCTCTTAATTCATTATTGATAACTTTATTGAAGCGTTTAACCGCATCTTTATCAAATTCTTTAAGTGCATCAAGAGTTTCTTTGATACCTGATAGAACAATTACTTCTTCAGCCATTGGCTTTAGCTCGTTCCTTCATATAGATCGTGATTGCTTCAAGAATTCCATCAGGCGCATCTAACAAATCACTTACAGGAATACCAGTTTCAACCGCAACGGCTGCAATCGTATAGGTTAAACTGTTGCGGTGGATTCGAAAGAACTATCACTGTCCAATTCGGCAGAAATAATAGTGTCTAAGAATTCAGGGCCAAAAAGTTTAACCACAACTCCATTTACCTGCATTGCTTTCCAAGCCAACCAATAGATGTGTTCAATTTTTTGTTGCTCTCCCAAAAGTTTAGGCATCCCTGCACCAAACTGTTGTTCAAATGCAACAATGATACGAGGTGTCAGTTTGTAGGACACCTCAACACCTTCGGTTGTCTTTACTTTTACTGCTAATCCATCCATCTTTTCCCCCTTAGTTGATTATGAGATTGCTTTTGTAATTGCACCTGAAATTGGCCAAGTCACACTTGCCGTTACTAACTCACCAACGGCACCTGAAAGTGGCTGCCATTCAGCAATCAAAGCATTAAATGTGTATTTTGGATTGCTGGCACTTACTGTTGTATTGACTGGGCGAATTTCCATTGCCACGGCAGTTCCAACAGTTGATGTTGCAAGTGATGTGCCATTGATAAGTTCTTCAAGGGCATTATCTGCAAAATCTTGATTGAACTCAACAGTTAGTTGATTGTCAAACAATCCACCAACGCGTGTACGAGCTGACGAGCCAAGCCCGGTGGTGTCAACCACATCAACGCTTGATGAAAGTGCAACTGATGTGACATATTGCGAAATGTCATTGCTTGCATACAAGACATAGGCATTTGTTAATACAATGCGTGCCATTTATGCAATCGCCTTTGTGATAGCACCTGAGATTGGCCAAGTTGCAGAGATTGTTGCAAGTTCACCAACTGCACCTGAAAGTGGTTGCCATTCGGCGCACAAGGCTGAGAATGTATAACTTGGATTTGCGGCACCAACTGCTGCTGATGTTGGCTTGATAACACAAGTTGTGACTGTTCCAACCAGTGAAGAACCTACTGCGTTGATTGTTATTTCAGGACCTGATGTTGCAAAATCTTGATTAAATTCAAATGTCACTGAGTTATCAGCAAGCCCACTGATACGAGTACGCGCACCAGAGCTAGACATTCCAGTTGTGTCAACCACATCTTCGCTGGTTGAAAGTGCCACACTGGTAATAAATTCGCTTAAGTTAATTCCATTGATTACAACGGATGCATCTGTAAGAACTGTACGGGCCATTATTCGGCTTCCTTTTCTGTTGCTGGTTTAGTTGGCGCATTGCTTTTTAGGTGATCGCCAGCAACAAGTGCTTCAGCGTTTAGCCCAAGTTCAAGCAATTCTTTGTCGGAGATTGTTTCTCCCTTTTTCTTCGCCTCAAAATTATTTGAGGTAACTGTGTAGCTCATTTTTCTCCTTATCCCCAAACGGTGAGACGGTAACGGTATGAAAGAAATTCAATTTCACCTGCAACATAAGTGCCAGCCTCTGCAGATGTAACGCGCAAAGTGCTACAGGCACCGCCAAGTGTCAAATCGGATTCAATTGCTGCCTTGATTGAGTAATCCCCGCTACCTGCAAGGTACTTATCAAGATCATTTTGGCCTGAACGCTCTGTAAAGCGCTGGACCAAAACAACAACATCAAGGTTTGCCTGGTCTAAACCACGGGCATTATTCAAATCAAAGGTAAAATCCAACTGGCCAACAATGGCTGCAGGCGCTACTGGGGTGCTTGGGATTAGTTCATAAACCCGCATACCCTGAATCGCCTCTAGGTTGGCTTTTAAGCCGTTTCTGACCTCACTAGGTAACATTACTTAGCCAAGCCATTGTTCTTACGCAATGGGCGCAGTACCGCCTCAACATCAGCATCTAGCTTTGCAGCCAAACGCACTGTTCCTAAATCTGTATTTCCAGCAATTCCAAATGGTGACTGGTTACGCAAGAACAGGCGAGATGCTTGAATTTTTGCAGCAGTCTTTACCTCAAAAGGCACCGCTGACCATCCAAAAATACCTTTAACGCGTACTGATTGTGGCAAGTTCCAGGGGAATACATAAGAGCCAACTGCCAAAATACGAGACATTGGCCAACCGCGTGAAGGATTATTGACTGGTTCAAACATTGAATCGTCAGCCGTCCACACTGAGCCATAGGTGCGATCAAAATTATCATCTGTTGCAATCTCGCTGATGCTCACAAAATCATCAACTGGCAAAATATAATAGTCGGTTGGGGTGTAATAACGAGTTGCTGGCGCACCCTGAGTGCCATCTGTATAAAAGAAACGGCCACAATAATCATCTATTTGGCGTGAAGCGGTTGCAATAGCCATTTCAAGGGCTGCATTGTCCATTGAATCTTCAAGATTCAGCGCAGCCTTTACATCATTGAGTGTCGTGTAACCGTTAGTGATCGCCACGCTTTATTCTCGTTTCTACTTTGGGAAGCATTGCCTTTTCCAGTTGTGGAATCGCCGTAGCAGTTTCCTTTGATTTTACCTTAATTCTTAAAATTCTTTTTATGCGTTCCATATATCGTGCTGCCTATCATCTAGCCAATAACTCTTTGAGTGAGGAAGTATCGCGCCAGTGTGGGCATAAATTGGAAAACCTAGTGAGCGAACTCGGCGGCAAAACTGTAAATCTTCGCCTATCCATTCGCCGTTGATTGGGCCATCCCAAAACCAGCACCAATCTTGCCCCTGGTGTGGGTCGGCATCTGCTCTAATTGCTTCAAGAACGCTTCGGTGGATTAGCAAACATCCAGTACCTGCTGCATCTACTTGGAAAATTGAATCTTTATCGTACTTATTTAACGGCAAGAAGCCTTCAGGGGCATCTTGAAAAATCGTTGGCACTGGTTGTGGGTACGGATAACCTGTTTCAAAACTTGCAAACACCAAACCTGCTACAACTGGGCGCTCTTTGTCATGCGCGGCTTCAATCAATTTATCAAATGCTTCAACAGAAAGTTGCTCATCTGAATCCATCATTAGTAACCAATCAGATTTGGTTTCTAAAAATTGTTTTACTAAACGATTGCGTTGCTTTGAAAGCAACCCTGAACCCTTGATTCTAATAAATGGGCCAAGTCGTGCTGATCGTGATTGAGCAACCTGAACCAAGCTAAATGCAAACCCACCATTAACTGTTCCTGGGTCACAACTACCAATTGAAACTTTATGTGCCGACTTCATAGATTCCCCCGAATCATTTAAGAAGTAAGAGGCGGGTTAGTCGGGGGAGAAAAACCCGCCTCTTACAATTTTTAACTTTCGATTAGAAAGTTGGTGCTACCAAACCAGTGCCTGAAATGATTGAGGCTGCTAGTGGGTAACGCTCTGCAGAGAAGGCACCAAATCCATAAACAACAGACTTGATTGTGAGAGATGAAGCACCAGTTGCATCAAATGACAATGCGAATGGTGATCCTGGCTGCTCCCAAAGGTGCATTTCAGGTGCTGCTACGCAGTAAATCTGATCTTGGTTTGTTGCTGCACCAAGATTAGTTACAACATTTGCATCAGCAATGATTGGCAAGCCCATCATTGAGTAACCTGAGTTGCCGTATCCAACTACGCCTGCACCTGCTGCAGTTGCGTTCATTGGACCATTTGCAGTTGGAACTACTAATGGGCGGCCTGTTGTGTCCACTGCTGCTAGCAAGAAAGCTAGACGGCGTGGGTGCATAATCCAGTGAGTTGGTGTTTCAAATACATTTGACTGAATTTGCTGAATTGCATCAGCCAACTTTGGATATAGAAGTGCAACTGTTGGTGTTGTTGCAGTGAAAGTGACTGCATTTCCACCTGAGTTTGCGATTCCCTTGAACTGGCCGTTTGAGCCTGTTCCGTTTAGAACCTGATTATCAACAGTTGTGTGCCATGAACGGATTAGGTCAGCAACAACAAATGTGTCAATGCCTGTTCCGCGCTCAATTGCCTGGCGTGATAGGTCCTGTTGTCCAGCGATTGTACGAACTGGGATGCTCAAAAGTGTATCGTCAGCATCAGTTTCTGATACTGCAGTGTTCTGAGTTTCCTGAACTGCAGTTGATGTACCTGTTGTCATACGGGAAATCTCAAGAGACATTCCAGCAGCAGGTAGTGTGTGCTTTGCAGTTGCAAAGTCTGCAGTTGGGCGGCCTGCGCGTGCATAAGGTGCAGCGAGGTCAACCAAGTATTGTGGAACAACTAATCCAGCGAAGTTTGATGTACCAACATCACGGCGCTCGATTGATTCTTCCTTTGTGTGGCGAGCAAGGCGCTCTTGTGCTGAGTAATCTCCACGAATCTGAGCGTTGAAAACATCCTTAACGAATGAAACTTCAGCTTCAGGGTTGTATGTGCGAACTTCGCGTGTGATTGATGTGCCACCAACGCGAGGTGTGATTACTGCTGCAACAGATGAGCGCATTTCTGCAACCTTTGCATCTGCTGCTGCTTGTGTTGTGAACTTTTCAATCTTTGCATCTAGTGCGCGTGCTTCTTCTACAAGAGCATCAACCTTATCGGTTTCCTCTGCAGTAAGGTCGGTGCGAGATTCTGCGGCTACTGCCTCAAGAACTGCATCCATTTCTGCCTTAACTACATCACGGCGCTCAAGAGCTACATCAAGATATGACTTTGACATTTTTCTCCAATGAGTTTGTAATTGTTTTGAGGTGGTGGCAATGCTCTCCACGGCGCTTTTAGGGTGTGGGATTTGCTCCGACTTCGCTCTGCTACTTGTGTAGCAGAAATTTATTTTGTGTTGTTGATAATTGCTTGCGCTAGGCGCAGGGAAATCTTGCGACCTTCTTCTTCAGTAGCTTCAGGTAGCGCATCAATGTAACGCAACTCTGACATTTTGTGACCAACTAAAGTTTCAGTTGCTCGGTAGCCATCGCGGTATTCTTCATAAACGCGAATCAAAACGGCTGGGTCATCTTCTTCGGCTTCAATTGTGAAATCGGTGCCTGGTATGTCAAGGGTTCCTTCTTGTAAAATTCTTTCAATGCGACCTTTAGCAGTGCCACCGCTTGAATCCCATTCAACATAATCGCCTACCTGCTCGCGGGATTCTTCTTCAATTTCACCTTCGGCACCTGTAAGCATTGCCATCATCTCAACGGCCTTCATAATGTAATCGTGGCCTTCGCTCAAATCTTCAAAGATAGAATTTAGAACAATCAAAGATTCGCCTGTTACTTCACGGCCTTCTTTAACTGCATCAATTGCTTTGCGTAGTGCCTCACGCGCTTCAACTGAAGTTGTTGGGTAGGCAGGATATGTGACAACTGAAACATCTCCATCAGCAAGGCTGACTTCAGTAAGTGTGCGCTGAGAACGATCTTCATTGTATTTTTGACGAATCACACGGAAAGCAAAACTCATTTGGTCAACATCTCCGCGCTCAACTAACTTGTAAAGGTCGCGCCCCTCTGTTGTGTCTGCAATTTGTGCATCCATATACAAACCACGATCATCTTCAGTCAATGTTAGGGTGCCGTTCTTTGTACGAGCTAGTGGCAAACCTTCATGGTTGATAAGCAAGCGCACATCAGGTGTCTCGCTCAAGGTCTTACGAAACGCGCCAGGGGCGATTGTCTCAATAAATGGCAGCGGAACGCTGGCCTCATCAAACACTGCTGCGTATCCGCGAAGTGTCATTGTGCCATCTTCGGCCTGTCTTGCTTCAACATCGCGCACTGTAAATGTACGGCGTTCAATCTTTTTCATTTTGCTCCTTGAGTCGGCTTCAGCATCTAGTGCATCAATCTTGCTCTGCGCCCAGTTTTGCGCTCTATCACTGAAGTTGGAATCTCCGCCCCATAACAACCAGGCAACTAAACCTGCGCCTGGATATTGGGCATCTGATGGATTGCTATTTTTTGGGGCTTGTCCATCAACCTTGTGACGAGCAAACCACGGTGCCATTTTACGAACTTTGTTATCAGATATATTTCCTGCAGCCATTTCGCGTGCTTCACGCTTGGTGCCGTCAGTTAATCCATCTCCCCCAAAACCTTCATCAAGATATTTCAAACCTCTTGCTGCATTGGCTTGCATATAGTCAGGTGCAGAAAACGGCATTACTTAACCTCATAAACTGCGGCTGGGTCGGCTGGGTCAATCGTTGATACTTGCTGCAGTTGGCTAGATGGAACGCCAGTGTGCTTCATATCAGGTAGGCCAACTGCCTTTGTTACTGCTGCTGGGTCAAAGCCAACTTGAATCAATGCAGCAGCGATTTCGGTGCGTAGCTTCAGGCCAACATCCTTAGCATCTGTTGCATCAATGTTTTGCAATGGAACGCGGTATTGATCTCCGCTTTCGATTGGTGCCATATCTTCGTAAGCGTGAACATCATTGAGTGAAAGGAAACCTTCACGCAAACCCTTTGTGTAAGCATCGTAACGCTCAAGTGTTGTACCGCGTAAGAGTGCATCAAGATTAAAACGAATGAATCCATCAGGTTCAGGTAGCAGTGTTGATAGTGACTGCTCAATTCTCTCCAAGATTGGGCGCAATGAGTGCTGAACGAATGAAAGATTCTGCGCTTCAACAGATGCAAATGACATTGCACCCGCTACTGGATGGCCAAGAAGCGATAGTGGAACGCGGAAAATACGAGCGATTTCTTCAACTGAGAAACGGCGTGTGTCTAACAACTGCGCATCTTGGGCGTTAATTGTTAGTGGCTTGAATGTTGCACCGCCTGAAAGAATACCAATCTTGCCAGCGCGGTATGGGCCAGTATGGGTAAGGTTCCAATCACGGCCAATGTCTGATGCCTGTTCTTCAGTTAACTCACCTGGCACTTCAACGACACCGCCTGGGTTGGCAGCATTGCCAAAGTATGAAGCGGCATAAACATCGGCTGCCATTGCTGCGCCTAGCGTTGTACGGCAGGCACCAATTGGTGAAAGTCCATAACGATCACCAGGCAAACGGAAATCAGGGATGTGCAAAAGGTCTTTGTCTGTCATGCGTTGTTCATAAACGCCTTCTGAATCTTTAATCTTTACAAAATAAACCAGTGGCTCGCCTGCTCTAAGGCGCTCAATGCGAACATTGCGA